AGATGGCGAACCGTTGAAGGAAAAGCATTTCCATTACAACATTTCGAAGGGTGGTGTTCTTTGCCCCAAGCGTAATTACGGCGAGGACTGCCCGATTTGTGAATTTGCGACTTCGCTATTCCGTGAGGGCACTCCCGATAGTCAGGAGCAGGCAAAGAAGTTGTTTGTTAATCAACGCTTCTACGCCGATGTGATTGTGCGTGGCAAAGAAGAGGATGGACCGAAAATTTGGTCATTCCCGAAGAGTGCTTACAAGGCTCTTCTTGAGACAATTCTCGATGAGGATTATGGTGACGTGACAGACGCCCGTAAAGGGTTTGATCTGAAGGTCACCTACATCAAGAAGAACTTCGGTCGTGGAGATCGGATGGTCTTTGATAGCCTCCAGCCTCGTCCTCGTCCGACCCCCCTGTCGGAGGATGATGCACAAGCTGCCGCTTGGATGGACAATGACATTGATCTTAATAAGATCTTTGAGCGCAAGTCTGTCGATGATGCACAGAAGGTGCTGGATGAATACTTGATGCCGGAAAGCGCTTCCGGTGATAATGTCAAGTATGGTGGCAACACGCAGGAGAAGAAGGTTTCTTCTGTTGACGCAGCCTTCCGCGAGTTGGGAGTTGCGTAACGCTCTTGGCGGGGAGGGGGACGCAAGTCCCCCTCCTTTTTTTATGGGGGAAACTATGGCAAGAAAACAGAAAGTAGAAAAAGCTGGCAAGCTTTCTTTAAAAGATATGCAAAAGCTCGTTAACAAGCGAGCGGGAATGAACGTAGCTTATGATTTACAGGACGATAATCCTACCTTGGTTAAGGAATGGATTCCCACTGGCTCAAGGTGGTTAGACTCTATTATCTGCCGAGGTAAATATGGTGGCATTCCAGCAGGTAAAATTGTAGAGATCGCAGGGCTACAAGCTACAGGCAAGTCCTACATGGCAGCACAGGTTGCTGCAAATGCCCAACCTTTGGGCTACGATGTTATTTATTTTGATTCAGAGTCTGCGATTGATCCAACTTTCTTGGAGAACGCAGGCTGTGACCTTTCATCGTTGCTATATGTTCAAGCAACGTCTGTCGAGTTTGTTTTGGAAACTATCGAGGATCTTTTAGCGAACAATGAAAACAAAATGTTGTTCATATGGGATTCTTTGGCGCTGACTCCAAGCAACTCTGACATTGCGGGTGATTTTAACCCGTTATCTTCTATGGCAGTCAAGCCGCGCATTTTGTCGAAGGGGCTAGCAAAATTAACGGTTCCAGTTGCAAATAGCGGGTCTGTCTTGTTGATTTTAAATCAATTGAAGACGAACATTACAAGCAATATTGCAGAGGCTCTGACCACTCCATATTTCACACCGGGGGGCAAAGCCCTTGCATATGCTTACTCGCTTCGCATTTGGCTGACAAGGCGCAAGGCAAAAAACAGTTATATTGAAAGTGAAAATGGCTTTCGAATTGGATGCGAAGTTAAAGCCAAGCTAGAGAAGTCTCGATTTGGAACAGAGGGTCGAACTTGCACTTTTCAAATTATTTGGGGAGATGCTAGTCCGCGCATTCTTGATCGGGAAAGTTGGCTCGACGCCATTAAAAGCTCCGACCAACTGAAGAATGCAGGAGCTTGGTGGACATTGACATTTGACGATGGCACTGAAAAGAAGTTCCAAAGCACTAAGTGGTTGGAGATGTTAGATGACGCAGCCTTCCAGGGTCAGGTGTTAAAAATAATGGATCGCGAAGTGATTCAAAAATTTGACGCCCAAGAGGGGAACGCTTCAGATTTTTATGATAACGAAGAGCCGATTAATGGCAAAGCTTAAAATTAACGAAGCCAGCAAGCGAACTCAAAGATATTTTGAACTTGCAGGTCGGCTAGCCAAAGAAAGCACCTATGGGAAGCTGAGACATGGAGCAGTCTTGGTCAAGGGCGGTAGTATAATTTCGGTTGGACTCAACAAGGGATGTTATTGTAAATTTGGTAGCAGATTTCGTGATTCTCATAATTTTGGACACGCAACGCAACATGCTGAGATCTCTGCTGTTCTAGGTGTCGGGGCTCGTGCGACACAAGGGTCGACCATTTATGTTGCTCGTGTTAATAACCATAATCAATATCGAATGTCCAAGCCTTGCGGGATGTGTCATGACGCTCTTAAATTTGTGGGGGTAAAAAAAGCATATTACACAACAGGAGAAAATACATATGAAGAATGCAAAATCGGTGATGACGGAGGCTTTCAACATCAAAGTCAAACGCATCAAAGAGAACGAAGATGGGTCGACCAATCTAACGTTTGATATGACGCCCCACTTTCAAGAGTGGTTTTGTTTTTTCCACGGGATAGAAGAGTGGGATCAAAAAGTCTTTGAAAATTGGGTTTTAAAAACTTTAGGAGAATACCTTGAAAGAGAAACTGAAGCGAGTAATGATAATTGATGGCAATAATTCCTTTCTTAGAAATTATGTTGTAGATCCATCCTTATCCACTAACGGTGATCCAATTGGCGGTTGCAAGGGATTTTTAAAATCTCTACAGAAGCAGTGTAGGATTCTTAAACCTGATTCTGTTATTGTTACTTGGGATGGCGCTGGCGGATCTACTAAACGCAAATCCATGAACAAGGGCTACAAGGATGGTCGCAAGCCATTGCGACTTAATCGCACTAACTCTTATTTAACGGAGGATCAAGAACTACAGAATCGATTGTGGCAGCATCATAGATTAATTGAATATCTTAATGAATTTCCGATCGCGCAATTTGTGTTCGACGGTGTTGAAGCCGACGATGTTATTGCATATTGCGTGAGAAAACTGAAGGGGTGTGAAAAGGTTATCGTCTCTGCGGACAAGGACTTTTTTCAATTGTGTGATGACTCTACAATTTTGTATCGCCCCATCCAAAACCAATTTGTGAATAAGAATTATATTTTGGAAAACTTTAACATTCACCCAACCAATTTTGCCCTTGCACGGGCTTGTGCGGGTGATGCTTCCGACAATATAAAAGGAATTCCAGGCGTAGGGTTGAAAACTTTGGCTAAGAGATTTCCTTCTCTCGCCCAAGAAAAAGAAATTTTTGTAGATGATATGGTCAGTTTGAGCGAGACCCAAGATAAAAAATTTAAAGTTCATGAATCGATTATTAAACATGCGGAAACCATTAAGGGCAACTATGATTTAATGCAGTTATATGTTCCGATGATCTCTCCACAAGTTGCTAAAAAAATCGATTGGGTTCTCGATGAGTGCTGCGTTGATTTTAGTCAAATGAATATTCAGAAAATGATGATCAAGGACGGTTTCGGGGAATATAATTTTTCTTTACTTTACGCCACAATGAGAAAAATTTCCTTGCAAAAAAGTCAGATTTAGAGTACAATAACAAGAACAATAGGGGGGAAAACATGAAGAATTTTGAGCAAGAAGATTTCTCAAGATTTGGCAAATCGTTTCAAGAGAGGCTTGTTAAGGCTCTTTTTTATGACCGAGCTTTTCATGATCAAATGTTCGATGTGTTCGATCAGTATTTCTTGGAGAAGAAATATCTACGCATTTTTATAGAAAAGCTATCCGAATACCGAGAAGAATATAAGTCTCATCCGTCGTTGGAAACGATGGCATCGATTCTTAAGACACGCTTAGATGAAGAAAACGAGGTGATGCAAAAACAGGTCAAAGATTTCTTTGTTCGGGTGGCAACGGATGATGAAATTGAAGACATTGATTATATTAAGTCAACGGCTCTTGACTTTTGCAAGAAGCAAAAGCTCAAAGAAGCGATTATGAAGTCTGCTTCTCTTTTGAAGTCATCCTCCTTTGACGAGATCAAAGATGTTATCGATGGAGCATTGAAGCTTGGGCTTGATAACGATCACGGTTATGATTATCTTCTGGATTTTGAACGAAGATTCGAACTTAAAGAGCGTAACCCCCAGCCAACAGGCTGGAAAATTATTGATGATATTGCCAAGGGTGGCTTGGGTCGAGGCGAGCTTGGCGTGGTAATCGCACCAACAGGGGCTGGCAAATCAATGGCGTTAGTTCATTTGGGAGCGCAAGCGATCAAGGCGGGCAAAAATGTTGTTCATTATACCCTAGAACTACTCGACACTTCGGTTGCCTCTCGTTATGATTCTTGCATTACAGGAATTCCTTTAGATGAATTAATGGATAACAAGGATGAAATTCGAGAAATGATTAATGACTGCGACGGAACCCTCATTGTTAAAGAATATCCAACCAAAACTGCGACCACAAATACCATTCGAGCCCACATTGAAAAACTTAAACAACAAGACATAATTCCAGACATGATTATTGTCGATTATGCTGACC